GCATAACCGCCGAAACGAGCAGCCACTCTGGACTTTATGCCGATAGCTGAAGCCCAGTAGCAATTGTCCCATGTATAAAAACATTCTCCTGATCCTATACTTCCCCCTTTTTTATCCCTCCATCCGGTATAAGGGATACGGTGTAAAGCATAACTATCTCCTAAATTTTGGGTAGTTGCTATCTTTTTATATTTAGATTCAAAATTAAAAACATCACCATTATTTATAGTAGACCTTTTCTCATATGTCCATTTCTTTTGATCTGGCTCTATATAGATATCAATAGTATTACCTATTCGAGTGACATTAGGATCATTTAAACAAGTCCCTACCTGTTCGTATCCTCCTCCACAATACCTAAAGACATCTCCAGACAAATTCATGCCATCGTACAAAGACATCCTTAAAATAACTTCCAAATCAAATTCTGCCGGTTCGTCATTTTCGTTTAAGGCCGATATGGTACCAGTCATTTCCTTAAACACAATAACATTCATATGACCTTCAGCCATACTCTTGGCTCCCTGGACGTTCTTATACCAGTATTTTCCTCCATAAAAATCAAACTCTGATCCTTCCTCTACTCCTGTTTCAAATGCAAAAGAAGCCGCCATCTGACTTTCCATGCACTGTTCTTTAGGATACTCTGAATTTATGAGGTAAGAGAAATGAGTTTTTTTAGTAGGTTCATAATGGATAATAGGAGAATTTGTAGCCCATGCGCCATACAACCAGATCTCTTCTCCTTTTTTACGATATTTTACCCCTCCATATTTCCTATAATTAACATCATTACCTATTCCATTGTTGCTCGATATCCCACCCCCAAAAGTATCTGGATTAACCAAGTATTTAGTACCGTACAGCATTTCAAGGTATATGATATGGGCATTCAAGGTCAAAAAACCACCTTCAGAAAAAGGATAAGAAGATTCAGGATCTACGTTATTAGCCCTCGAATACTTAGCTATATTGATTTGATTTACATCATTGCATCTCGGATAAGTTCTTCCATTTAGAAACATTGTGCAGGCGTTACCAACTCCGGCTCCGGATTTACAATTTGTTTCTCCTTCATACAAGAAAAAGAAAGATCTTGCCTTGGAGTCTACTGTACATACCGGTCCAGGAGATAAGGCTGTGGGAGGCAGCACGGGGCACGTCTGGCGCAGGTCAAGTCCGTCCAGCATAGGGACCGTGTCTGCGTCGTACACCCCAGACCATATTTTTCCACTTTTTCCAACTACTTTATCAACTACATACAGACTCTTGCTACATCCTAAGAATATGCTATAATTCTTTGAAGTAGTCTCCCAAGGTCTTAAAATCCTTACCTCTGATCCTGATACATTATAAAGTTTTTGACCAATACCATACTCTTCGTAAAAAGCCTTAGCGTCAAATGCTCCGGCATCACAATACTTATTTTTATGACCGTTATCCAAATACAGTTCCACATCGCATTCGGCTCTCATTTCCTCGGTTATGCCTACCGTAGGAGCAAAATCTCCATTTTCAAATCTAAGGAGATTGTTCTTACGAAGCTTTCCAACCGGACGCACTTTGTCTCCGGTATTTTGAGTCATGTCTATAAGATAAAAATCCCAAGAAGGGAGAAGGCTTTTGTCGCCAACTGATTCTGTGGCTTCTGGAGGAAGCTGATCCTCAGCCCAAGCGGATGCCGATCCTGAAGCACCTTCTTTAAGAACGTTGAAAGTATTACCATCAGACAAAACAAAAGGCTCAGATTCCTCCCCTTTCTTCGATAAAAACTTTTCCCTTTTACCAACTTGATTAACGACGATGTTCTTCTTAGCCTTATTCCCTTCATCGGAAATAGTGTAATTCAAAGTCGTATCAAGACCTTCATTTATTTCAGAAAACACCGACACCAGTTTATCATTCTCACCTTCTGTCGGATTAAATTTTACGTTGCTCATTTTCAAAAATCAAATTTGCATTCATCAACAACAGGCTCGCATTTGGTATTTTCATTAACCCATTTCATGCCCTCTTCTTCCAGTATCTTCTTAGCCTTTTCATTGGCATCATCAACGCTAATGAAAGACGTTACGGTACCAGCGTATATCCTCCTGTATTTCTCAGGAGCCTTCCATCCTTCCTTACAACGTTTACTAAACCAACCATGTTGATCTTCGTTGTAATAAACGGTTTTACATACTCCAGATTCGTTAGCGGCAGCCTGCCCTTCTTGCTCAAGAATCTTCGCAGCTTCGTAGTTGGCTATTTCGGTACTAAACTTAGACCATACACGCCCGGCCTCTACCACGTGATGTGTGGGTTGTTCTTGTTTTTGACCATCAGGACAATCATTTTTAAAGAAATCCCCTTCCTGTCTTGTGTTATAATATACCTCGCAACAGCCACCTACTTTATTAGCATACAACGGACCTTCTTTATCCGCAAACTCTTCCGCTTTCCTATCTGCATCATCCTGGCTTATATCCGAACAAAATTCAGCCTCATGAACGATAAACGTTTCTTCAGAACCAAGATCTTCCGGACAGTCAGATTTCTTGAAAGCTTTTCTGTATTCCTTGTTGTAATACATCTTTTTCATGACAAGATCTTATTAAGTTCTTCTTTAAATTTCTGAATCTCGTCCGGGCACAACCCGCATTCCCCTTCACATACGATTCTTCTCATACGATCTATTTTAAGAACCGTATCCATATCAGGCTTGATACCTACCTTATACTTATGATATTGTAGATACTGATCAGCCTTACATGCTATAAAACGATCAGCACACTCACATAAGTAAGATGAAGGGAAAAGAATTTGCTGTGTACTTCCGGTAGCTGACATATCATTTCACAGTAAAATACCTGGCATATTCTTTGTTTATGTATTCGGAATAAGTAGCAAGATCATCCGGATCCGGGCACTCGTTCTTCAAATTAACAATCCAGCCTCTTACCAGCTTTTGAATATCAGCATACCTTTTACTTACACCTCCTACAAACCTGAACTTGCGATGAAGGTCTATAATTTTCTTGTCCAATACAGCAAGTTCATCATATTTCTGAATACAAGCCGCATTAGAATCAGCTTTAGGTGTCGTATTCGACTGAGGCTTTATAGCCCGACTTTTATTAACAGAAGCAATGTTGCTTCTTCCACATCCACATCCCATAACTTATTTATATTTAATTGATTATATTTTACAACCACAATTTTCACAATTATTGAGAACGTAAATCAATTTAGATGCTTTTTCGTATAATTGTTTTACGTTTTCAAAATTCCCTAATCTCATATTGGCTTCAGCCGCAGCCAGCAGAAACTCTATTTCTTTTATTTTGTCAATAACGTCATCATCCTCATGATCACATAACACAGTTGACCTGGCCCATATCTTATCTATGTTAAGACGGATCAGATCTGTTTTTAAATACTTTCTGTTAAATGAATAAGAGGAAGGACTTCCTTTTATGGTAATATCGTATATACCATCTTTTAGGTTTTCAAAATCATTTCCGCGACCCGGATTTATGCCAAGAGTCTTACTGTTGAATACATTCAACTGATTCTTACCAAGATAATAAACATACTTATTTTCATCTTCAGGTGGCACAATCTCTATAATAGCCGGTCTGTCTGCCAGTATCCCCCATTCCGACTGATCGGCTATGCGAAGCGTTTTAGGATTGTTGGTGCTTATAATCTCAAAATCAAGATGGATGTTGTTCATACTCTCCTCCCATCCCATTCTGGTAAGGGAATCATCGTATCTGGCTGTTATATCAGCCCCCTCTACTTCAGTGCTATTAACACGTACCTCGGTACCATTTATCTTGACTCCTACTATTTGGGCCACCAACGACTTAGCCATACCAAACATAGGAACAATGATTTCTCCGTTGTAATCAGTTCCTTCATTTGGATACTGTACTACTTCCGTCTTGTACAAACCGTCATTTCTTCTGGCTACTATTCTAATAACCATCTGATTTTCCACATCGTAGTCGGTCATTACTATCCTGACATAGAAAATGTTATTTCTTATCTGTGGTAAAATATCGATATAATTCATAACTTACCTTTTTCCACAAAGATAAGTAAATGGGGTGATAAAAGTTTAAAATGTTGTGTATTAAATAAAATAGGACGTGATTATTACCATATCCGATAATAGATTCCAGCGCCTAAGTAGGGAGAGAAGCCCTCGCGCCCAACTCCATACCCTGCCGTCAGCCCTATGCCCCAGCGCCGGCTCTTTTCGTATATTATTTCTTTTTTGTGGTAGATGATCATCGTATCCAAATTAGGTCTGTATCCGCTTATAACAGCCCGATAATCATCTGTGCTGTATGTTTTTCTTTGAATTGGGATATTGATATAAACAGTGTCTTTTATCGTGTCTTTTTTAACTATAGCATCCATAGGGAAAGGTTTTTCTACCTCCCCTACGTCAACTATATACTGAGGAACAGGAACAGGTTGGATAATGGTATCTATTACCGTATCTATTTCTATATCGTGTATTATTTCTTTCTTCTTACATGTTTTACCAAACAAGAAAGATATAAAACACAGTAGAATAACTCCTAACACATGCCCTACCCTCATTTTTTGCAAACACATTTCTTACCCTCCTTTTTATTATCTAAAAGATCTTGTATTTCACCATTTTTTATACCTTCTTTTAACTCCTCTCCGAATGGAACTTTTTGCCACCAACTTACTTTACTAAAGAAGTACTTAACGCCTTTTACTATCATCAAATCAGGTACAAGGTCGCCGAGGCGCTTGAATGCCATTCCACCGTATAATATTAAGGCAAATATTGTAATCCACTGAAGAAGCATGTCTATAAACTCTGGGGATTTATGCCCTCCCATAGACATAATAAGGTCCATTCCGGATATGGTAAACAGCCCGAAAGAGCAGGCCGCGAACTCAAGAAGGATTTTCAAAACTCCAATTTCGCTTATGCATGTCAATATCTTAAAAGGCCTCTTTCTCTTTCTTAGGATATAGCAGTGTTTGATACTTTTTATAGTAGCTAACAAAAGATTTATAGCTAATATAAACAATATAGAATATATAAGGTGGTGAATCTCCTGGAAATTCATCCACAATGCTGATAATCCGGAAATGAGAAAAGCCCAGAAACTTTCTAAATTCATCCTTCCTACAAATCTGTAAGCCATATTAGAACATAGTTACTTTCTTGCTACTTCCAAGAGAGTCATATACGTCAATATGAACCCAATTGGTACCTGATTCTAATCTAATGGGACAAGGAAGTAAATCCTGCGACTGAATTATTTTATTCCTTGCCTCTTCTGCCGTCATACCCTTGGCATCAAAATCGATGGCTGCCCCAAGCATATGAGGACTGATATACAAAGACCCTGATACGGTCTTGGATTTTACTATATCCGAAATATTGTTCCTAAACCCACGCTCATCAAACCTTCCACCCGACTTCCAGGTATTAACCGTCATCGGCGTTTTCAATATGTCTTTCCTTAAAACCAGTATCGTGTGAAGCAATTCAGTTCTTAAATACCTCCAGCAAAGATCTTTGTCTCTACCGTATTCTTTAGGACCAACTAATTCAACAATACTAAAATACTGACTCAATTCTTTTATAATATCACTTCTTTCCATAACTTAACCTTTTTCACAAAGATAATCAGAACCTTACCAAATATTAAAATAAGCGGAGTTTGGATTAAAGAAAAACCCCTGCATAAATAAATATACAGGGGCCATCCATAACATTAACAACAAATTACGACCTAAACAACCCTTACGTATCCGGCTGATACAAGATCAGAAAGATTCTCGTAAGCCAAAGGGATGCCTGAATCTCTTATGCAAAGATACTTAATTTCTTTGTCTATGTAATACTTTCCGTTCTCTAAAATAGAATTATATACCCAAGGAATAGGATCGTCTACGGTACCTGAATGCTTTTCTTGAACAACCATATACAGACTTTCGGCTCCACCTCCCTGGCCAGGAACCCAATCAGCTTGTAGATTGTGATTTTGCCTTACTTCAAACAAAGTCCAATCCAAATCTGAAGGCTGGTTTTTACTACGAAAACGCTGCCCCTTTACAACAGCAGTTCCCATAGGAAGACCTTTGTCGCCATAAACTCCATCCTTATCCCAAATAGGATACAATCCTTTTATCTTAAGAGCCAGACTCTGGTCAGTATTCTCCAACATAGCCGGCGTATTGATCATCGCCCTCATGTACATGGCTGTAGCCTTCTCCGGATCGTTAGCTTCAAGGATCTTATTTTTTTCTATGATCTGATCCTTTGTCCTTACCAACTTCTCAGGATATCCTTCATCCACTTTCATAGATTCAACTTCACTCCTGTCAATTTTAGAAGCTATTTCCTTTTCTATGGCAGCAGTACGATCATCGCATTCAGATTCATATACATGCATTTCATTCATTGCCGTATTAGCAATATCAAGCTCGTATTCTGAATCTGCTACAGATACGGTGTATATCCCGCTCCCTTTTGCTACATCAATATCGTTTTTAACCTTCTGCCTCATGCTGCTGTTATACCATATCTGTTTACCATCCAAGCTATAAGAGCGGACAGCATCAGAATAAGCATATTCCCTGGCCTCAGAAACTTTCTTATCCTTAGCCTTGGCAAGCAACTCCTCTTCAGTTGGTCCAGGAGGCTCCGGGTCAAGCTGCATGGCAATAACTTCTTTCACACTCGCATCAGGATTGTCTTGATTGAATTTTTCTTGATCGGAGTCAAGTTGAACCCATTTACCATCTAAGAAATCTTGGTAAGAATACCCTACTTCGTAAGAAGAGGAATCCAACTCGTATCCTTCCCAGTAAAAACCTTTTACGTTTTTATTTACATAAACCATACTCTATCCTTTCTGTTAAGCTTGTTCACCTACTCTGATAACTAACTTATCATTAATATACCAGATACTTAATTCTATAAAACTATTTTTAGGTACTACTACGCTATCGCCTGACATGCTCTGGAACAGGCCAGAGATAGGAAGCGGCTGCGTGATGTCTGTGCCGGTAGTGTTGTTGACCCGCACCTGCCATTCCCTCCCAACATCCTCAGCAGATACGGCCATAGACAGGTTCGTAGCGGAAGCTACGTTGGCTATGATATTATGAGCATCTATTGGCAAACTTGCTAATGTTGTGACAACATTAGGAGTCTTAGCCATAAACTTCAAATAAGATAACATGTCATTAGACAACGTAGCCGTATTAGCTATAGCTCTATATGTCTTATCTTGGGAAACAACATAAGTTACCATCTCAATGTCTATATAAGATCCAGATACGTCTTCCTTTGAGTTGGTGTTATTAAATAAAACAGCTATTATTTTTAATTCAGAATTATCATTGTCTAAAAAATAATCCAAAGAAAAATAATAAAAACTAAGCTTACCTAATGTAATATTGTTATTGTAAGCATTCAGAACTTTTGCATACGAATCCTCATCAAGAGTTCCAGAAGTACTGGGAAATATGGATAAATCAAGATAAGATGAATCTACTCCTGTACTTACCATACCAAGTGATTCAAGCACCTTAGTTCCACCTTCTTTAGTAACCAAAATATATTCGTTATACACGTTTTTAGTTTCTGTAGATGCCACATCGTCTTTTACAAGATACATGACATTATCCTTCGCTTCTTCAACAGTAGGAAGTTTGCTAACAATCTGTTTCTTCCACCCTGCTGCCGAAACAGCATCATCTATGTACTGTTTTGTTACATGATCTCCCCATGTCATATTACTAAGAAGAGTCTTGCTACCGTCCTGACTTCCGGCAGGGGGAGCCGGGATGAGGCCTCCCTTCCCCGACTCCGAACCTGTTCCAGGAGCAGCCTGCACCACATTCTCAAGTCTGGAATCAACCTCCTGGCCTTCGAATTTACTGTTATAACCTATTTCTGCCATATTTATTTTTTGTTAATTTTATCCAACAACTTCTTGACCTGGTCTACGATGTCCATCACCGCACCAACCTTGTTTTTTACGTCCTCAACCTTCTGATCAATCTTAGAATCCAAAGCCTTTAAACGATCTTCGTTTTTACGATACACTAAATACAGGGCTAAACCGATGATTGCTATCGTAAGGATATTAGCCAAAACGCATCCGATTATTATCTGAAACATGATGATTATATGGTAGATAACGCTACCACACGCTTTAATTATTCAACTTTTTACAAATATAGTAATTGTCCCAACCATAACAAGATCAAAGACACTCGTCATTAACATCAGACACCCATTCTTTAGATGAAAGAACAGATTCAAACTCAGAAGAAGGGCTATCATATACCGAATACGGATATTGAGGATCGTCATCAGCCTGCGCGTCTAAAGACTTAAATAGATGGTCATAATGTTCTACGTGTAAAATAACCCAAGAGCCGTCTACGCTCGCTCTTGGGCTACCTGTTCCTAATTCACGTTTCTTTTCTTCAGATACGGAATCATATACTTCTTTTGGTATGATAATGAATTTCATATTATTTTGCTTTTAAAGTTTGTAAATAGTTATATGCTTTGATACAATCTTCCCTGGAGAGGACTGTAGGATAAATCGCTAAGTTTTTGAAAGCAATTTTAGTATATGCGTTACCTGAATATCCTATAGTTAAGAAATTTTTACTGGTAGATTCCGTTTCTTCATTATAAATAGATTCTTTCCAGTCTTTTGAATAAATCCTGCCATCAGAACAAATTGCATTAACGGTATTTTGATCGGGAATCAAAATATTTCTACCATTTTTTATATTAATGAGCACTGAATTATAATTATAATTATAAATGACTATACTATCAAATTTTACAATACCAGCATTGTCATTTTTCCCTGTATTTATAAGCTCCCAATCTCCTATTACAGTCCAATCATTACCCATTTTAAATATAGACGAGATTATCTTATCATCCACCCCATCAGTAACCAGATAGCCAGCATATTCCCCTTCTTCATTGTAGCCACTCCCTTCTGCAAAACCAAAATTAGACAGTACAAGATCATTACCATTGCCCGTAATGTTGGCAATAGTAGCACGATCTTCGTCCTCGTTGGTTTTGCCTACCACTGTCCATGCCTGGTCGGGGAAGAGCCAGGGATAGGTTTTGACGAAGTAGTCTTTGATCTTGGTCAGTTCTTCTTCGGTGGCATCATGATCGAGAATGACTATTTCCCAAATGGCAGCATTGGCATAATTACTTAATTGGCCAAAATAAGTTTTACGAATACACAGCTTATTAGTAGATTTAGATGTTCCTTTTTTTATTATTTGACCATTGTAACTACTTGATGTTTGCCATGTAATAGGGTTATTATCATCAATATATACATCTGTAAAACTATTATAAGATCCCGTAACGTCATTTACATTTTCATCCTTTCTATATTCAATTAAAAAAGCGCCTTCATCATTTGTGTCAAGATTTGATATTAAAGGTCTTTTATATTTAGTTGCATCATATCGTGTTATCCAATTCCTCAATGCAATAATACTATATCCTTTTTCTTTAGGCAATAATGGCAAGTTGTCACATCCCGCCCAATCGTCTACTCCGTCAAAGACAAGTGCGCCGGGGTAGAGAGGTAGTTGTTCAACGGTAAACGAACCTACTTTGCCGCTAACATTAATATAAACAGCTAAAAAATCATCTTCTTTTATTGCAGGAATTTCAGTGATGCCATTAGGATTTAACGGTACTTTTACTGTTGTAGCCGTTGATGCAGAAGGAGCATAAAATGACAAAGACAAATCACCTTCATTGTATCCTTCACTTGATATTTTTATGAAATAAGATTTATTAAATTGGTAAATATTCTTTGGTATATAAATAGCATTACCAATTCCTGTAGTTAAAATGGTTACTTTAATAAAATTGCTACCCTGCTCATCAATTCTTATTTTATCTACAGTAGCATTATTTCTAAAATAATTAAAATCCTGAACATATCCCCCAACCCCTGACATTCCCTTCCAAGAGAAGTTTTTCAACTGTATATCGTGTCCGTTACCCGTTTTATCAACCCATACAGGATTGGCAGCCATCTGTTCATTAGTAAGACCTAATGCTGAATAACGAGCTACAATTCCTTCTATATCAGGAAAAGAATCCACTCTACATGGTAAGTCCGATATCATTTTAGCATACTCTTTAAAAGGTATGGAAGTAGGTACATCATACCCTTTGGATATAAGGGCTTGCCTTATATCCTCTTTGGTATTGATGATCCTCATTAACTTATCTGATATGGTTCCCATTACACTTCCTCCCCGTTTATGTAATCCAATACCGAACCTATATCTCCGATGTCCGATTTTATTGACTCACCTTGAGAATGTATTTCAATAAGCTTCTGATATAAGGTATTATCCCCTATACGATTATTATCTGTAGCCTGCTGCTCGATCTTAGTTATCGTATTAGGATCTTCGTACTTAGTACCATCAGGACCATACCATTCATCCGTTAAATTAGTGTATTTGTGACGGACTGGAGTCGGTATAGACTCCAATGTTATTAAATAATATTCGTTACAACTCATGACAATAAGATTTAATGGTTACAACAATTACATCTACAAACTGTCTTTACATATCCAGTAGGAATAGCGGCCAGCGTCGTCCCTACGGCTATCGCCGGGTCAGTGCTTTCCATAACTGTCAGCGCCATCTTGTCTATGTCAAGGTCATTGTCGTAAACGATTTCTCCCTCAACGTAAATGCTCCCTGCATCAGAAACGTAGCAGTTTTTCACCTGCCTTATATGGCGCTGTGTAGCAGACGCAAAATCACACTCGATACTTAACCACCCTACCGGTATCTGATCAATATTGGATCCGATATTGTAATCAGGATCGGTTGTTTTAAGAACCATATGTCTCAATTCCCTTGTATTTCCGTATCCGTCCATTGTTATGTATGTCCGGATCTGAACCTTGCCCTTTTCCGTCTTATAACAGTTTTCTACTATTTCCGTATCGGATGTAGTAGCATCAGGGAAATCACAGACAATACGTTGCCATCCTTCTTGTATTTTGCTGAATGTTGCGCCTCTTTGTATATCAGGGTCGGTAGTTTCTAAGACAATAAGATACTCGTCCCGGACTCCTATTATGCTATCTACCGACCTGTATCCACCAAGATGTATTTTACCACCAGGAGTAGTATAACATTCATCTACGGACATAATATGTCTTTCTGTAAGATCAGGGAAGTCGCATTCGGTTTTCGTCCATTCGTTAGGTATCTTATCTATTCTCGTCCACTGAGGATAAGCATCATCTGTTGTCTTAACAATATAATAATACTGTTCCCTTACACCAAGAACGGCATCAATAGCTTGATAACCTTTTATATTGACCTTACCACCATCCGTCTTGTAGCATTCGTCTACTTCAACAATTTCCCGGTCCGTCATGTCAGGAAAATCACATACCATCCTCACCCAATCTTCGGGAATGGAATCCAGCACGGCCCCTACCTTAATATCAGGATCAGTAGACTGAAGGACGGTATAAACCTCTTCCCTGGTCCCAAGAATATTATCTATGGCTACCAAACCTTCTACTTGCACTTTTCCTTTTTTAGTAGTGTAACATTCAAGAACGTAAGTTACGTCTCGTTCTGTCATGTCAGGAAAGTCACAAACCATTCGAACCCAATTCTCTGGAATTAGTTTAAAAACATGGCCGGCAGGGAAATTATCGTCCGTCGATTGAATAACGGTATAAATAGATTCCCTGATATTTATCTTATCATCTATGGCCTCCAATCCTTCTATTTCAACCTTACCATCCGGAGTCTTATAACATCTGTTGACGAACGTAATGTCGCGTTCTGTCATATCAGGAAGATCGCAGTCGATCATAACCCACTCGTCCGGTATTTTAGTAAGAACTTTACCTACCGGATTATCCATGTCGGTACTGTCGGTAATTCTATGGGTTTCTTTAAGAACATCCATCTGATCGTTAAGAAGATACCAACTCCATACTTCGACCTTTCCACCAGGTGTACGGTAACAGGTTTTGAAATCTTTGATAACTTTCTCAGCTATGTTAATCCACTCCCATTCGGTTGTGGCCGGAATACCAGAAACAGGATGCTTCTTACCTTCTTCGTCAAGATACCAATAACAGCCATTTAAGGACACAACCACTTGGTAGATTTTGTCCCCTATTTTTATACCGGATTTGCTGTCATCTACCGGTTGGGAGGAACCCCATTTTCCAACTATGTTGGTTATTTTGTCAATGCCCCTACCTAAGGCACCGACTAAAGAATCCACGCCATTCATATGAAATCGATCTATTTCAAATTGTTTTATTACAAAAAAGGGGGGTGGAGGACCAGCCTCCTCCCCCTTGGGATATATAGAAAAAAGGAAAATCAAATCTTGCAGGGCTTGATATTTGCCGAAGCAGCTAACAAGTCCATAAGGTCTTGAATACCTTCGTGAGCGCCATACGGTACATGGAAGTGTACTGTAATATGATCATCAATTACCCTACCGAAGCCGTTAGAGTAACGTGCCGGCTTCAACGTTACTGAATAATCAGCATACGGAGCCAACAGGTCTAAGCGGGTTTCTTCGTTGGTAAACATCCGTTCCATAAGTTCTTGGTGAGTCTTACGGAAGTCGAAGAACATACGTTGTTCGCGTTCCTTATCCAGCAATTCAGCGCCGAGGTGAGTACGCGGAGCCCAGTGCTGTTTGTATTCGGTATGGATCGGGTTGAAGTACGTGCTGATAGCCTCGCGCTGTTCATCCGGATAACCGCCATTTACAGCAATACGAACAGATCCTTCTTGGAATGTCAGACGGTCAATCAAACAGTCGGACGGAGAAATCATGTAGTCAATACCACGGAACAAGATACCGCATTTGCAGTTCTTAGGAATCGGATCGGCGATAATGGACTGATCTCCTGCTACGGCACCCAAACGTTTCCAGTTACGTCCACGATAAGATTCGGGAGCTTTAGATACGAAGAAGTCTTTGAAAATTTTATCGCATTCGTCGCAAACCATGTTAGTAACGACCGTTGTTTTGAATTTGTGTTGACATCCACCAGGTGTACCGTAATCTTCGATTGTCAGATACGGGAATGCTGCCTGCAATTCTTCTTTAGCACTGTTACCACATTCATCATCCGGCAACGTGATTTCATAAGCTTCTTTCGAAATCTTACAAGAACCACATGCTTCCCAGCTAACGGTAGTAACAGTAGGATTGCTACACATATCTGCTGTTTTAGCAACGAACGTTACTGTGGCAGTCGGATTAGTTTCTACAAATGCATCGATATCAGCCTTCGTCAGTTTCTTGCTTACGGCCACAGTGTACATACCTACGCCGCCATCTTGGGCTGCTGTTTTCTCGGCAGTGCTACTAACGGCATTCTTAATGCTTTCTACTACAGTAGACTGATCAACCCCATCATCCTCTAACGTTACGGCATAAATCAAACCGCCGTCTACCTTAGTATATCCATCAGGGCACTCTTCGCAGCCTTTCATGATAGAAGACAGCTTTTGAGTATAATCAGAAGGCTTACCACCTTCTTTCATCACCTGATATTTAGATGTAGAAAGATGACGTCCTACTCTCTTAATATCCAAACCAGGATAAGCAGCCTTAAGCTGAGCCAGGGCATAAGCATCACCGGTATCACACATTTCCATGCAATAGAAATTCATGTCGGTTTCCACCGGAGCTTTTTTCAACTCATCACAAGAATGGATAGGATGGATTTCTACAAAATCACCTACCTTTCCACCACCTGCAATCGGCTGATTCTTGATACGTTCGATTGTTTTCAAGATAGCAGCCAAAATATCAACATCTTCACAAGGATCACATTCTGAACACATATCCTCACGACCTGGACAGTTTTCGAAAATGATGTAATCATCGATATTCACCTCGCCCATAGGATAACCCCGAAGCTCGAACAAACGTCCTGTCAGCTTAATATGGATAGGAATACGATCGCCTTTTCTTGCTGTAATAGCGGTATTGTCGTCAATTCCGTTATAACCGAAAATAACCTCATCTACTTTAATTTCTTTGCTCTTCGGAGCAGAAGCATACACTTCTATGATTTCGTCAATAGCAAACGTAGGTGTAGAGAATGATTTATCATCAGATACACGGTCGTTCACCATCTCATTACGTCCGATTCTGATCTGGAAACGTTGTTCGTCCTTACGATATCCTTTCAAATCTTTCAGCGCTTTCAAACCATCTTTAGTCTGCTCACCATCCAAATCATAGATAGCGATCTGACCTTCTTGAAGCAACAAAGAATCTACGTCCGCCAACTTAGCGTGCGGAGGACAGATAATGTGTCTGTCATACGGTTTATGGATAGCCATAGCCTTATAATATTTTAAAAATTAGTATTCTGTTATCTGTCTCAAAAATAGCGATAGTCATATAAGCAACAAAAAGCATTAGGAATTAATTAATTCTTAATGCTTTTTGATAATGTTTAATTTAGGATGTGCCTTTATTCTGCTATAAAGGAGATTGGACGTTGTTTGAGTCTATTTGATAACGCCCGTATTCGCTTTCATTCAAAGCAAATTGTTTTTCAATCATGTTAAGGATAATACCAATTAATTTGTCATCTAATTCAGGATCTATATCGGTTGAATTAGAACCGTCAGATTTAATATATCCTTCAATGTCAACTTCCTTCGGATAGCGGTAATACGTAAGATAAACGGTGTCTACATCAAAACCAGACTTATACACTCTTACCGAATCTTCGCCTATGGTGTAGAACGTTTCCCTAAAATCAAAATCAGGTTTGTTAAAAAAGTCAGCAAGAAGCTCATGCGGATTTTCGTTCTTAGCCTCCCACATAGTAAAATCAGTAACCGTGCATTCACCTTCGGTAAATACGCCTGATATGTTTGAAAAAGAAAAGAAATCAGAAGGCAATGAAAACAAAGTGCTTTCAGGATTATCTTTATCTTCTTTTTTGTCAAGTTCTTTTGAGTACACGACCAACTTTTGGATATAACGTATATCCTCTTCGTTTTTCTTATCAAGGATATAACGAACAAGGCGGTTTTGTTCATCATTAAAAAGCTGAACAAAACG